ACTTCCTGAAGAACAGGAGCAGCAGGGTTGCGCCGACGTTGACGAAGAGGGCTCCATTGTTTCCCAACTTCGCCATGATGGGTGTGTAGTCGATGTTCCCGAACACGGGAGACCAGTTATCGTAGATGTAGATCGTCACTCCACCGAGGACGATCAACGCCGACAACAACTTTTGCTTCAAGCCCATGAGCTTGTAGCGAACGGTCTGCGTGGTCGAAAGCTTCGCACCCTTTCCCATCATGCGGCCGCGGTGATAAAGCGTGTAGTTCATCATGGCTGACGGACTGCGACGCAACAGCGGGATGATCCATAACGCGATGACGACAACCGCCACCATGAACAGGATCAACCCGAATACCGCGACTTGAGGTCCGAACATTTGCGACTCCCTTGTCTGTTACGAGACGCGGTTTACGTTACCGGCGTCTCGACGAAACAAGGTGGCCGGAAACAGGCACCCCATGCACGACGACGGTCAGCGAACCGCCGGCGCCGACACGCGACTTGCGCGAGACCTTCACCTGGTTCACCTTGTCGCAGATTTCGGAGATCACGGATGTCACTGATGCGGCGCCTTCGATATTGAAGATCGAGACGATGGCTGACGCAGGAGCGACGAAACCACACGCCGCCTTCACGCCGTCCACCACCTGCTGCACGACCGACGTGCTACCGCCACCGCCTGTCGTGTTGTCGCCGCCGTTACTCGTCAGGTCGCAACCACCGAGGAGCATTGCTCCCGTAACGGTGAGACCCAACAGAAGGCTCTTTACCATTTTCATCAGAAGCCTCTTGCATTCGGGTTGTTGATTTTGGGTGCGCGATAACCCGTTAAACCGCGCACCCAATTCGGTTAGGCTGCGAGAGCCTTCTCGAATTCTCTGATCGTCTCCGGACGAATGATGCTGTCATTGTTCCCTTTGAACTTTTGGAACGCAAGCAGCGTCTTCGGACCGTCGTCACCATCGAGCGCACCATCGTAGTCGTTGGTGATGGTCATGTGCGATTGCAGCAACCGCACACCATGCGCACGTTCGCCATCCATTGCGCGGAACGGTGCAGGTTCGAATGGCACAGGCGACGCAGCGGTGAGACCCGACGCCAACTGAATTGACAGGTCCGTGACCTCATTGACGCGGCGCCCCCAACCCTTGCCGAACACGGGCCAGGTCTTGAGCCCGTGCAGGAAGTCCAACCGTTCCTGCGAGATCGAACGAATGAGCGACCGAACGTCGTGCTGCGCGATGGCTTGCAACGTGATCGGTCCGATCTTTCCATCCGCCGTCACATGCACGATACGCTGGATGACCTTCGCCGACCGACCGATGCCGGAGTTCACACCGTAATCGAACAGGAAATAATCGAGGCCGGCGGGAACCTGATCGAGGGATTGCGCGTCCCAGTATTTCGGTTTGTAGATTTGCTTCGCCTGGCCGACCGTCATCTCGCGCATGTATTCGATTGACTCGTCGTCCCACGGCGGCGAGTTGTCGAGTTGATGGTTCAGATACTTTCGTGCATCGTAAATCGTGATGCCAAAGTTCGTCGGTCCACCCGGGTCGGACGGGTGGTTCGTGAACCCACCTTCGTGCTCAAGCAGCTTCTTGAGCGCCAGATTGTATGTTGTGAGCATGTGTTCCTGATCTCCTGACGTGTTACCCCGTTAACATACCGAACGAGACCTAACGACGGGGGAGCGTCTCAATCGGTGCCATTGTGTTTGGCAATGCCGGTCCTTCAACCATGAACCGAATGTCGGCATTCATCACGACAATCGGGAACAACCGTTGAAGTGGATTGCACACGTAACGCGCGACGACACGGTAGGTGCCGATACCTGTTGCGAATGATCGCGGGATTGGAACCGACGCGACATATGTGCTTTCACCCAATGGTCCAGGCGCACCGTTGAAGGTCAGGTCCTCGAGTATGACGCGCTGCTGCTGACTGTCGAACAGCAACCGATCAATCGTCGTCTCGCACGATCTAAAACGATGCACCGTGTATTTGATTTTCAGATCAGCGCCAGGCTGTAGTGGGTCGGTCAGGACCTCAACACGCAACACGGTCGCGGGAGCTTGCGTATCGAGATACCAGAACCCGACAGTTGCGGACGAGAACCCCACGACGACGAAGGCAAGGATTTTGAAAATCATCGGGGTCCTCCATGGCTCATCCATCCCCAAACTTTTAGAATGGCCTCGCCAAAAGCGACGACGCCAAGGAATATCGCCATCGCGGTCAGTATCAGCCATTTTGTGATCCTCGCCCATGACGCTAAAGCTCTGGATAGTTTGATGGCATTGGTGATGTCCTTTAGATCGTCCTCACGCAAATCCTCCAACCACTTACGTGTTGGTTCTGGAAGATGCCCGAACCGATTTACGGGTCGCGTAATCGGTCCGTAGGGACCAGCTTCTGGATCATACCGTGGTTCTTGTTCCGACATTTCAACCACGTTCCCTTTTTGATTTGGAGGACGGCCGACCTATCGGCTCCAAGCCCGAGGCCACAAACCCAAAGTCGGAGGCCGACCGCCCAGCTCGTTGTGGTTCAAATCATAATCACGGCGACGGTCTTTCTCCTGTGCGCCTGGCGCAAGAGAACGTCCTCGCCTGTGATTAGGTATGAACCAGTGTTCGCATTAAGATGTCGTCCATACTGAGGAATGGCCGCTTTCCCTGACCACACGTAGCCGCCTTGTGAGGCAATCAGTTTGTGCGCTTGCGCGAGGATCGAAGCTTGACCCGCAATAGAGTAAATGCCAAAATCAGAAATAAGTTTATGAGCGTAGGCGATGATTGCCGACTGACCAGCAATCAGGTACGAACCCTGACTACCACTGACAAACTTACCGCCGATGATCGACGCATCTTTTCCAGACCAAACGTAATTAGCAAACTGAGCAATAAGTCGATGTGCTTGTGCAAGGATCGCATCTTTGCCGACGATTGAGTAGGAACCTTGGGTTGCCGTAATCACGCGGTAGTCGAACATTCCTGCCGATTGGCCAGCAAAAGCGTAACTGCCTTGTGCTGCCGTTAGTTTGTGACCAAACTGCAGACGCGCACTATCTTGCTCAACGTGCATATCCCACACGTAGAACCCTGAGACATCGTCGCCAACATAACTCGAACTGTTGTTCGCATTGTTGAGATAAATCAGCCTAGCCAAAAGCTGTGTGTCGGTGTTGTTCAGATTGATCGTGTGCCAGACACGATACCAGTTATCAGGAAGTGCGTCGATACCCGCGTCAATAACAGTCGGTGAACCCACGAGAACAGGCGAACCGACAATTGCACCAGTCGATAGGTCAAACCTTGACGACACAGCCTCCGATACAGACGGCCAGGCGTATGATGAAAGATAGAGTTGGGTTTTTGCAGCACCAGGAAGAAGTTTAACAAAAGCAAACTGCGTCAATGGCAACAGCAGATTAGCAGGAACAAACTGCTGGAAATAATGCTGCTGTGAAACTCCTGTGTTGGTATCAATGACAGCGTCTGCCGTCATCGTCCCATCTGGTGCCTTTGCCGCATCTGACACAACCGTGGTCGCCACCTGTGACCAATTTGCACTGTTAAAATCAGACGAGTCGAGAATCCTGTTTGGAATGCCAATTGAGTATCGACCAAACCCCGCAGGCAGAACAAGCTTTGCTGCAAGGATCGCATCTTTGCCGACGATTGAGTAGGAACCCTGCACCGCTGGCAGATTGCGCTGAGGCGCGACAGCCGCCGCCTGCCCACTGATCGAATAAGAACCTTGGTCAGCAGTGAGAACATCGCCAGGTGCGTCCGTCGTTTCCCACGCTGCTGCGACAAGGGCCCGCGTTGACGCATCCGCATTATTTGGATCGGCGGTAACGGTTAGGCTACCTGCGGCAAATGTTTTAACAGACGCAGCAGAAAATCCCGGAGAGTTCGTATGGGACTCAACAGGCGTGTAGAAATAATCCTCGACCACACCTGTCCAAACGTAACCACCACCACCAAACGCGTTATTATCTCCCGCAATGACGAAACCCGGATTTGCCGTCGTCAAGGATACCGACTGAGGGGTTGAACCATCTGACGCTGATGAAACAGGTGTATCTGACGCGAGATTGTCGGCTGCGTAGACGGCAATTGCGCAGCGTTCCATTGTCGGAGTCGTAACAACAATATCCCCCGACGTTCCCGTTGGCACAGCCGCCATCCAAATAGCGACGTGGAAACGACCTGACGTAAAACCAATTACCTTCGTTGCCGTTACACCACCAATAGTCATGGCGGTGACGTTTGCCGTCACGTCGGCACCACGTTGAGGAGAAGCCACAACAATAATGCGACGAGTAGCGGTCGCAGGGCCGAAGTCACATCCCACAAAGTTATAGGATGTTAAATTATCTTCGATTGCGTAACCAGCTCTAAACGTGACGCTCATGGGATTAAATCGCTGCCTAGATCATTCCCCGCACCCGAATTGGTGCGGGGGTTGGCATCAGCCGATAAAGGTCAGGCCGGATTGTCACTCGTCGAACGACCACCGAGCGCACGCGCGATCTTGCCGATCTCGTTCTGCAACTGCTGCCGCTTCTCGTTGACAGGGCGAACCTGCGCCTTCAACGGGATCAACTGCTCGTCGATAGCCTGGCGCTGACTGAGCAGAGCGTCGATCTTCGTTCGGATGCCCGAATTGTCCTTATCGAGGGTAGCCAACTGACGCTCGAGATCATCCTTCTTCGCGCGCAGGAGATCGTCGGTTGATTGTTCGGTTTTTGCCATTTGTATTTACTCCTTCATGCTTTCTCAATGATGGTTGGGGCCACGACCTTGTCGCGCTTACCCCGTTGGAAGCCACGCAGATATGTCTGCACGAACCCGAACGCACGCCCTTCGGTATCGACGTGTTCGGCAATAACCTCAGCCTCATACTTTGGGACTGTCGGGTTTTCGGGATTGGGAAGGATCTTCGTCTTATCGACGAGATACACCTTCCCAATGACGGGGTGGTACTCGAAGAAAAAGTCGGGGAAATTTGCCGCCTTGATCGTCTTGACCATTCCCATCGGTGCCAGGTTTGCAGATGCAGACATAGTGTGACTCCCTTTGTTGTGCAACTATCATACCGCCGACTTACGTCAGCTGGAAGATGCCGTTCGTTCCGTCGAAGTCGACGGTGAAGGTTTCGGTTGCGGCGAGTGTGACCGACGAACCATAATCCCACCAGGCAATCAACGGATCGGCGGGCGACGTGGGTGTGTCGTTGTAGAACACAGCATACCGCATCGGGCCGAGTGCACCCGTTGCAGTAAACGTCACGTCGGCACCAACCACCTTCGCCGTTGCCGTCGAAAGCGAGGTGGTGATCGCGGTCGCCGTGCCACCCGTCGTGTAACCATTGCCGTTCGCAAGCTGGGTGATGTTGGCAAGGACCGTGTTCGTCGCGACAGGCGCCGTATTCGACAGAGCCACCTTGAACGTGTGCGCGTCGAAGTCGTGAATGCCGTTGACGAAATCCAAGACCGTTTGGTTGAACTTATTGTAGGTAGCCATCTCGGCTTACTCCTTTCCTTAAAGTGATGAACGCAGCGCGAAAACAGTTACGCCGAAGTTCGCTAGTGTGGGGTCAGATGCCGCCGGTCCCTTCATCACGACGTAGTCCCCCGGCACAAGGAGAACGTCGGCGGCACATGCGAAAACAGGAACAGGATTCCCTGCGAGGAATGTGCATGTCGCAAACGGCGTGACAGACGCATTCTTGTAATACGAAAAGATTTTGTCTGCCGTCGATGCTGATACGGCAATGCCTTTGCTACCGATCATGTCCTGCGGGATTGTAATCTCAATCGTGATCGGGTGAATGAGGAGCGTTTCGTTTGCACCGATACCCAACGATGACGAGAACGGGATTGCGTAATACTCACCCGCCAACCCTGTCGGCCCGCGGACGTTTACGGCATCCGCAATATCAACGACAAGGCCTGTCTCACCCACGTAAAGCCCGACTGTCGGTTTAGGTCCTTCACCACCAACCCAATCGACTACACGCAGCACACGACGGAGTGTAAGTTCCGCAACACCATCAGTTTCGACTGAGAAGATCGGCGACCAGCCATTGGCACCAGACCCACCAGAACCAATCAAGAAATCTTCAAGCACCGCGACATTGTGGAAGTTGGCTTCATGCACACCAACCTGACCGTGCGCATTGTAACCCGCGGACAGACAGGTGATATCCGTGAGCACAACCAGGCCATAGCTCGAACTATAGTCTCCCATGACAACGAAGTCAACAATTCGACCTCGAATACCAATGACAGGTCGTGCATTGGAGTTTGGCGTAACGAAGTCACCAACTGCGAGATTGGCTGAACCGTTGTAACCCGCAGCGTAGATATTCTCACCCGACTTGATGAACATTGCGGGCGCATCGCCGAGCGCCGTTGACATACGAATATAGTCAACGGAACCCTGCCACGCGGCGATAGGAGTCTGTGGTGTCGTTTTGTCGAGGAGATCACCTAGGCTCAGTTGCCCTGAACCATTGCGTCCCCAAACCTTGATTGTTTTGTCAGTCAGGAGCGCCGCACATGACGGCGTGTTGCCGGGCGTCATGAAGATATCTTCGACGTTGACTAGTCCCGCAATCTGCGTCCAGGACGTCGTGTTGCCTGAGACCGTTCCCTGGCCTGTGCCACCTGACCCGTTACTGCCGCACGAATACACAGTCCCATCATCCTTGAGAAGGATACTCGCGCGACCCATGCGGGCCGTGACAACACCGACAAGACCTGTGTTGGTTGGTGACGTTCGTTGAATAAGATCGGCCAACCCAAGGTTACCAAAGCCATTGTAACCCCAGGTATAAAACGACCCACCAGCCAAGCATCCAACGAAGTCCGTTGCTGCATCTTCAGACCCGGGGAACACATCGGTCACACCCGTCAGGGTTCCGCAACGAACGGGCGAGTTCTTCTGCGTCAACGTCGTGTCACCAGCTTGACCATTCGCGTTGTAACCCGCGTAGTAGAGCTGGCCGTTCGTGCAGAGGAAATATGTGCTGCGGCCTGATGCGGAGCAGAACACGTTTGCGACAGTCAGACCATTCGTGCGGAAGAAAGTAATCTCCTCCCACATATCGCGGGCTGTCACGTCACCAACACCAAGCTGCCCCTGCGCGTTGTGGCCCCACGCCCAAATCAACCCGTTCTCGTCGAGAGCGTAGAGGCTGGTCGTCACACCCGCGTTAACAGTCCCACTTGCCCAAAACTTCGTAATGTATCGGCGCACACCATCATTGAATGCAATGCGCTGCATCCGACCGAGATTCGTCGCGCCACCGTCGGGTGCCGCTGTATTCATCAACCCGCAAACGCCGACCGTTCCGTCTGCATACAAAACGGCGCGATTGTAACCGCAAAGGGCTCCCATGTGCCGGTCATTAAAGGGCAGCGCGATAACAGCGTTCTTGAACTGACTGAAGTCATCGCGCCACACCGACGAACCGAAGTATGCGTCGAGCCACGCGACAAGGTCTTCCATTGTGATGGCCGCCCACGCATCGGCCTCACTACCAAGCAGCACATGCGCAGCCGCACCGGGGATGACGGCGAGGTCCAACCCACCCGGACCAAACACGGCGTTGAGGATTGCCGCCGTCAGGTCGGCGGCGGTCAGTGGCGTCCGTTTGAAACGACGATTGACCGCATCCTTTAGGCAATTGATGCCGTCGTCCGCTGTCTCCGTATCGGTCGGGTCGTATCCGAAAACATAAACCTTGTTGTTGATGTTGACGAGGATGTACTTCGTCCCCTGTAGATCGCGGGAACGAACGTCGTTCACATCAAGAGCGCTCTCGAGGAGTCGCTCATACGCACGGATAGCGGCCTTGTTCGGAGGCACTCCATCTTGGTAGATGGTATCAATGGGGTGCGTTGTCATTGCGTCACTTCCTTGAACTGCATTGTCGCCTTCATCGCATTGATAGACGCCGCTCCGATTAGACGAATGCGGTAGACATGGTTCGCCGTGTCTGTTGGAATAACCTCGAACTCGTAGTAGGTGCTATCAACAGTCGCGACGAAATAGTTGTCGGGATCGGCCGTGATCTGACCATCAATGAAAAGACCAACACTGACAAACCCGGGGACCGAGCCAGAGAAATCAATCCGCCCATTGATGATTAACCGATTGCCGACTCGAAGAACTTTCCGCGTTGTGCGCGTGTCGGAACCTTCGGGGAATAGTTGAATACCCGCCGCTGTCGTCGGTGCTACTCCGTAATTTGGTGGAGAACCCGCAAGGACAATGTCAGATGAGCGCACGATGCGGGTTGGATATGCGACGATCAACGGGTTAGCCGCCGACTGCCACGCACCAAGTGCGTAAACAAAATCTCGTCCCGTCGTCAGGATCGTAACTTTCCAGCCGGGGATTGGCGCATAAGAAACCCATGCCGTCCCCACGCGTTTGATGATCCTGTTCTCGAACCCAGCCCAATCACCCGTGCAACCCGACGACGCACCCAACCAATACTGACCACTTACAGGAGCGACAGGAGGCGTTGCCAAAATGTCCTGCACGATGAACCGCGGGGCTTGCGACGTTTCAGCAGGGATCGACGCGACACCAAACGATTGCGGGAGCCCATCCTGCCATGCGGCACCAGACCACGTTTTGAACAATCCCGACGCGCGCACGTAAGCGATGTAGCCAGGCCACGGGGGAACGGAATATCGAAACAGTGCGGCAGGCGCCGACTTGATGCAGGTCGCAATCTCGTTGGCATGATCTGCAAATGCACCAGTCGGTGCCGCGTTTACACCGTAGACGGCGCCCTTCGCAACATCTGCGGGTGGTTCATTGACGAAGTCGAGGACGGAGACTGTCCCTCTTTCGGGGGACTTCACGCCGTTCGATTTGAACCGAACTTCATCATACGACTTGACCACAGTAATGAAGTCCGAAAGTGACGTGTGGTCATCGTCGTCACGTTGGAACAAAACTCCATTATACGTGATCTCGAGGGTGTCACCTGCAACCCAATCCTCAACGTCGAGTCCATCGAGGACGACGGGAATGCGGCTTGCATCCTTATCTGTGAACTTAATCAGGTCCTGCACTGGCATTTTATGCTGCCTCTAAATCGTCGTTCTGGCTGCTCTTGACCCATTGCTGTTCATCAACTGACGGGTCCCAGCCAAACAGTTTGGTTGCGTCGAACTCCTGCATCTCGACCGCGAACTCGTGCATGAGTTCCGTATCGGTCAGTCGGCTCAGCATGTAATCGCCGTTCATCACCGACAGCCCGCCACCATATTCGTACTTGTAGATTTGGCCGGGCATCATCTCGAGTGCCGTCGTGTCTTCGCGCCGCTTGATCGTGCGACCGAGCCTAGACATTTCGATCAGATATTTTGCAATGCGCTGCAACTGCGTTTCCGATTTGCAGAACGGCAATGTGACGGTAATGGACTTCTCCTGTCCATCTTCGTCCAGATATTTCTGGATGGTGTAAACGGGACCATCTGTGACGTTGTAGTCATCATTCGCAGCTGAGAACGATGTGCGGGCCGTATTGATAACGTCATCCCATGCGCGACCGGAACTCGCATCGAGATCGCCGCGTGCGGTGTCGAGTGTCTTTGTTGCGACAGCCGGCCGACCCTTACCCGCAATGTATGCGATCTGGTCTGCGGAACTTACGAATGTTCCTAGCATGTTGAGTGCAAGGTCTTGGAGGATTGTCGTCGGGTCCTGCGACGTGTTGACGACGCCATGGCACTCATACCGTGACTCATATGTCCCATCAGCCCGCAAAACCTTTTCGTCTGAAACGTCGGCGGCTGTCCGCAACGCGTCAAGGTCTTCCCAATCCCAATCCATGTTCTGGCCTTCGGGATCGTGATCCCAACCGGCACGGCACAACGCAGCATTTGGTGTCCACCTATGTGTGGACTTGTCATCGCGCGTTTGCGTCGGATCACGTGGGTCGAAAAACTTTTTACCACGAACGATGAACGAGAACCGCGGGTCGCCCTGCCCCCAAACCTGCTCTGCCTCAGCCGCACTCGCACCACGATACATCTTCGCGAGCACACATGCTAAACCACGCTGCCTGAATGTTCGTTCGAGTGACGGAAAGTCGTTGGCAAGGACCGGGTCCATTTCCTGATCGTCAGTGCCAACACGAACCGAAATCTGCAAAAAGGTTTTTGTCGTCGAACGGAATGGTGCCGACGTTGGGAATCCTGCCGCATCAAGTGGCACCAAGGTTCCGTTGACCTTGACGCCAACCACACTATCGATCTCGTGTGCGGCAACAACCCACATGCGGTAAAGGAACGGTCCCCGCACCTCTTCATAAACGACGACGCCTGCCTTCTGACATTCACCAAGGACCATCTCGCGATCTGCGACACCAGTCCGCTTCTCGAGGTTCTGGTTAGCGAGGCTATCGAGATTGGCACTTTCGGTCTTTTGTTTCATCAATGCGCGTTGCAGCAATGATGCACCAGCCGTAACCGCGATGCTGGCACCAAGGTAGAGAGCCGTCGTGACGGCACCGACACTCACGAATGAGCCTGTAACGGACGCAATGAACAGTGAGATGGATACGGGTTCCGCGTGTGCGGAACACGTCAGCGACAGTAACAGTAGGATGGCGGTTAGATACGCCATGCTGCGACAGCCCTTTCCAAAATCACAAAGCCTTTCTGCGACCGACAGAACCAACCCTCAGGTGCGCGGCACGACATGGGCATTGCCGTCTCTGATCGAACGACCCCCATGTCACCAGGCACGGCATCGGTTGGGTCGATGCGTTTATAACCAAGCATCTTCGCAATCGCAATTGCGGCCCTGATCCTTGTCCGCCCAAACCGCATCTCGAACTCTTCCGCACTCTTCTCGTCAACCCACTTATGCCTGATCGGCAGGATCGGATCGAACCCTTTGATGATCTCCGACAACGTGCCTGCCGAATGCAAACAGTCATCGACGCCCCACTGAACTTCCTTGTTCAAGCAGGAGGCGTAAAATTGTTGTATGCGCCCACAGTCCATTGCTTCGTCTCTTGCGCGGCATTCGCTTGACGCGATAACCCCGTGTCACCGGGAAAGCGTTTCTCCTGCTCGTTGTGCGAGAGTAACGTTCGTTTTGGTTTGACCAGATTGAACAGCCTCCCGTTTGCCGACAGTGTGATGGTCGACGTGCCGTCCTTCTTATCTTGCAATGACGGCGGGTCGCCGTAGCCATCGAACCAAACAATCGGGTCGGGGATGACGTTCAACGAACGGTCAAGGAAGCCGCGATACATCACGGTGCGAACACGACGCGCAGGCGTCAGTGTGATGCGCTTCGCTTCCTCACTCAACTGAACCCCCGACAATACGAACTGCATCTTCGTTGTCTGGAGTTCCGTCGTTTGTTCGAGTGGCGTCACCGACAGGAAAATACCAGCACCCGTGTGGACGTTTTCACCCCACCTGATCTTCCCAACCCCAGCCCACAACCGCAACGGGTCGTTCGGGTAATCGTAGAAGAACAGCAGGCACGGACGGATGATCTTCGCCCGAACGGCCTTCCGCATCTCTGGTGTCATCGGACGAAGCATTACGGCAGGTCCTCCTCGACCGACAACTGAATTGCCGTTGCAAGTGATGGCGCTCTAATGTCGAACCCCTGATAGCCTGTGTCCGCGAGGATGAAGGGTGACGACGCGAATGTGAGTCCGACCTTTGCAAGGACGTCTTGCGCAAGCACATCAACACGAAGCGGCGGTGTGATCGGTGCGAGGGTCATTCCTGCTGCATCGGAACCAACGTCGGCCAGCACCGAATGCTTGTAGCCTGCGACCTCGATCTCGTCACATGCCGCAAGTGACAATGGTTGGTTCGGAATGAGTCCCTTGAGGAGCACGTTGTCCTCACCCCGCGCGTGGTCGCGCGCAAGGAAGCAATACTCCGCACCCCCTTTGAAAAGGTCCCCGTCGTCGAAGTCCGTGTCGTCGTCAAACAGACCCGTCCCCGGCGCCTCGAAATTGTCACGATGAATGCCCGCTGCAATCCCCTTCGGGTAGCAGAAGTTGGGGTCGAACATGCGCAACCGATTTGCCGTTCCGGCCAACCGCATGAGCAGTGATCTGATCTCACGCCAACTGCGCTGGTTGTCGTCGTCGGCCACATTGTCGAACTGAATGCGGCCGACCCACGGTCGCTGTCCACCGATTGCCGTCTTGCGCGTCCCCGTGAACTGCGACACGGAGAACGACGCGCCACCCATCGGGAAGAACCCCGCCGTCCCGGGAATAAGATATCGAGGCCAGGAATATGTGACGATTGGTTCTGTCATTGCGTGTATCTCGTCGGGTGCGTGTTGCGAGCAGCGGCGACCGTATCGGGCATCTTGTCAACCTGATCTTGCACGACGGCCAACCTTTGCGCGATTTGTGCGACCGCGGAGTCGGATGCTCCCCTGAAGTCGTTGTTCATCGTGACTTCGATCTTGTCGCCCTGACGTTCCCGCGTCGAGTTGCCATACTTCTTCGCCAGCTTGTCGGGATAGCCGACCTCTTCTCGACGGTCGATGATTGCGGGCATTTCATTCGGGAGCAACCACGGCAACTTTCCTTCATGGAACTTCGGCGCCCCTGCGAACACACTGATGGGGACAGACCGTGCTGACGAGTTCGCGCTACCGCCTGGCGTGTAACCAGAGTGCAGCAACCCGGGGATGAACGACCCACCGAACAACCCACCAGCCGATGCTTTGCCGCCACCGAACAGCGAGAACAAACTGTTGACGGCCAACTTGTTGAATGCGGAGATTGCCGTGCTAGCGAGGTTCGTCAACGCTGACCGAAGGACATCCGATCCCTTCTTGCCTTGTGCGAAACCTTGCGCGAGGGTATCGCTGAAACTTGTTGCGGCATCCTTCGCCTGCTTGATCGCATTCGTCGTCCGCATGTAGGACGCGTCAGCTTGCTTCGCCGCACTGTCCGTGTCGCCGTAAACGGAACGCAACCGACTTTGGATGCCAGCTTCATCATCCCCCATGAACACAGACGCGCGGTCGAACTGAATGTCATCGTGCAATTTGGACTGGGCTGCGAGCTGAACCTTGCGCGCCATCTCCGCGTTGAGTTCCTGAAGTTCGGCAAGTTCCTTCTTGTTGACTTCCGTGTGCGTTGCCGCTGCCTGACGACGCAGGTCCATCTCAGACTGCCAGTTGGCTTTCAGCAATGCGACGGCACCCGCCGATTGACCAATCGACTGGATTTCAATATCGGATTGACCAATCGCGTCCTTGATCGCAAGCACGCGGCTCTTCTGCGCATCCGTCAACCCGACGATGGCTTGCGTTCGTGCCGCGGTTGCTGCTGCCTCTGCCGGACCACGTGCTTCTTGTTCCGTATAACCCTGCGACACAAGTTGGTTGAGGGTCTGCTGCCGCGCGATTGCAGCCAGCTCTGAGGGTGACCGCGCATTCGCCGCCTTGATTGCCAACTCAGATGCTTGCTGCGCCTGTTGCGCGGAGTTCTTGAAGTTGTCGAGTTGCGATTGTGTGCGAGCCGTCGCAAGGTCGAGAGCCGCCGCGTTCTCGGGTGACAACCCACCCTGCCCCTTGCGCGATTGCAGGATAGCCAACCGCTGCTCAAGTGCTTTCCTTGTTCCGACCTCAGGCACGGCCGACCCGACGGCAACACCAAGAGCCAAACTATCGACGTTCTGCTTGACCTGTGTTGCCGCGTCGGCCTGCTTCTGAAGTTCTGCCGTGACTTCCGCAATCCGCGCTTTGAACTGATCGACCTTGCGTTGGGCCGCAGGACCATAGCCTTCGTCAACTTTCTTCTGCCAATAGGCCATATCGGTGTTGAGGCCTTGCAGTTCCTGCTGTGCCGTTTGACCAGCACCCGTGAAGTTCGACAAACCCTCGCCAATTGACGTGAACAGGTTGCCACCTGTCGTCACGACAGCATTCCAAATGCTACCCCAAAAGCTAGTTTGTTTCGCGGCACCTTCGGTCGCTGTCTTGACCCCATTGATGACGATGCGCTGAGCGTCACCCGCGCGGTTCGCCGCGTAGAGGTCCATGATAGCGCTCTTCTGCGCATCCGACCACGCACCCAACTTCGCGTTGAGTTCGTCGAGACCCTTACCGTTATTTGCGAGGACGGCCGCGAAGTCCTTTGCTGCTTTGACCGTATCGACGCCAAGAACCTTCGCAAGGTCTTCCGTGACCGAAACGGCGTCAGGGATCACATCGGTTGCAATTTGGCCGACACGTGCATACTCCGTCGCGATCTGTCGCGCACCATTCGTCGAAAGTGTCGTCCAGTTGGATTGTGCCTTCGCAATGTCATTGATCTGCTGACGGGTCGTTCCCGATGCACGACCAATCCCCATCAACCCCAACTCGACTTCTCGCTGCGATGCGACGTAGCTTTCATGTGCCGCCACTAGCCCGAGGATTGCGACAACAACCGCACCGATTGTGACACCCACAACAGAGAATGATCCTGCAAACGTGCGGGCACCCTGCGCAAGGGAACCCCAGTTATGCAGGAGCTCCTGGTTCGCAAGGTAGAGTGTCGCAGCTTGCCGTGCCGTGTCACCCATCGCAGGGTTCAGGATGACGAGATCGGCAACCAGGCCGCGGACGGCTTGCTTGTGACCAAGGAGGCTCCCCGTAACCTTCTTGTTGCCGTCGTCAACCTGGTTGAGGACGCGAACCTGCGCGGCAAAACTGTCCTTTGTTCGTGATACGGCTTCCGACCGCTCCTTCTCGGAGATCAGACCCGATGCGGCGGCATCTTTGATCTCCGCAAGGGATGAGATGTATTGCCGCTGCGCGGCAAACAGGGGCACGAGTTTCGCACGTTGGTCGGCCAGCGACTGCGTGTAACTCCTGATCCCTGCCTGCCACTGTTGCAGCTGTTGCGGTGACGCGTTCATCGCATCCGACGTTGCGGTAAGTTTCATCCGCCCGGTCGTGACCGATGTGGATTGCACAAACTTCTTCTGCTGGTCGGCCGCTTTCGCAATCGACGCACCGACGTTTGAGAAGCTTGAACTTACCTGCCTGTCGAACTTGGCCGCTTGCGCACGACCAGCCTCGAAATCCGATGCCAACTTCGATAAGTCGGCACGGACTGGGATGTCGATTGAACCAAGTTCGTTGTCGTCAGCCACGGCTTAACGTCTCCGAGGTCGTGGTGGTTTCGGCGGTTGCTGCATGATCGACTTGAGGTTCTTCCGCAAATGCGGCGGCGTCCCCTTTCCGAAGATCATGTCGAACAGTGCCGCGTTCATGTAGACAGGCTTCCCACCGCCACCGGTGGGAGCCTTTCCTTGTGGTGTAGGAGGCGCGCTGGGACCCACGACGATTTCCCAGATCGCGACCGCCTGCGCTTTGTGTTCGGCCCGAACACCCTGAAAGCCGCGAAGGATGAGGTTCACGTCGGCCCATCTTGCAACATTTGGTGGCCACTTCAACCATCCTAATGCAACCTCCAGTGCTTCATCCCACCACTCGTCGATGGTCAGGCCGTCCGAGGGTTTTCATCGTCCCCACTTTCCCCACCGTCAGCGCCACCAGCAATCGCATCCTTCGGCATGCGGCCACCTGCCGACAACACACGAAGGAACAACACGACCTTATCGACCAAGGCGCCTGTGTCATCGGTGAAACCTTCGGCCCAGATTTTCTCCTCGAGCCCACGCGGGGGCCGCTTGTTCGGGCCATAACCGAGCCCAAGGAAAATCGTGTCCTTGATGACCTCGATGTTCACGGCGAGTGCCATGTCGACCGCACGACCAATGCCCCCGTAGGTCCGCGAGATCGCCTTCGCGGCTTCGTATGACGGCACGAGTGTCTCCTCTTTGCCGCCAAGGATGATCGTCACATTACCTTCACCGGGAACCCGGTTCTCGTTCGCTTTCATATCCATAGTAGGGTAACTCCCCTGTTTGAGTTTGACCGTCGCTCGTCGTCAGCCTTGCGACTTACGACCCATCGTCCGCGGCCACCGGAACGATGTTCGAGTTGATAATCAACCGCGACAGCAGGCGGGTCACGTTGTTCGCCGTGTCGAGCTGAGTCCGGGCCAGCGAGACCTGCGCGATATAGAGGCGCTGACTCGGCGTGGCGCCGACACCTTGCGGTGTATCGTTGAGTTCGACCTTGATGGCATAATTGAAGCGGGTCTTCTCCGCCGCAATCAACGCGATCTGACCGGCGTCCGAAGGATCGAGACCGAACACGAGATCCTGCGTGCCCGCGTTGCGTGTTCCCTTGGTATGGAACGTGCGCTCGCGGTTGATCGAGTCGAACGTATTGTCAGCCGACTCGTCACCAATCGACCCGAGGTTTTCGAGCCAACCGATCTCGACCCACGTCTGCGAGGCGAAGTCCGCCTCGACGAAGTCGGACTGCTTGGCGGCAAGGATGCCACCAAGAAAGATTTTTGAACCAAGTGTGGGGAAAAGTTCACCCATTTGCCTTCACTCCTTTGCCCGCCAAGTTAGACCTCTTTGATGTGCAGGGTATGTGTTGTGCGCGGGATGCCACGTCCACTTACCCCTTTGCCGATAAAGCAACGCGAACCTGAACAACTCGCGCTACAGTTTTGTCGTCGTCCGCGGGTGCCGGTGATGGACCAACGGTCGTTACCAACGTGACTCCCCACTGCGGAACGACGATAGCCTTCCGCGAACGATTAAACAGCCTGACAACCAACCGCGACAAAGCCTCAACGTCGCGGTAAGCATCGTTGTTTCCATACACCGTTACATCGCGCGTGATGACAGGACGGAGATAATTGATTGCCGCATCTTCATCGACCGTAATGTCGGGTGAAACGACAATGCAGGTCTTCGGAGAATCCTCAGGCACCGGTCGCTTCGTGAACACAGGAAACGAGTTCTTGTATGCTTCCAACTTCGACGTGATCTCGTCGAACGTCACGATTGCCGTGCGCAGGGGTTCCGATAGATCGGGTGGTGCGAGGATGGTCACTTGCGCTTCCCTGCGTAAAGTTCACGAATTGGTTGGGCCATCGCTTCCTTCATCTCAATCTTTTTGTTTGCGATTGCCGGACGAATGAACGGGCGCGGTTCCATCTTTTTCGTGCCGCGTTCCAACCATCGCGCATGGGGTGCTGAAATCCTAACAAGCACACCCGTAATGCGCGACGTGACGATCTGAATTGACCGAAGAAGCTTACCCGACTGTGATGCGGGTGGTTCACCTGGTGCCGATGCACGCTTGATCGACTTGATGACCCTGTTCCCCGATTTGAGACGCCGACCGTATTTGATCGACGTGATACGACCAGACTTCGGTGTTTCGACGATCAGTCGCACGAGTTCGTTCTTCAAAATCGTTGCCGCTTTCCTAGCGCCACGGTCGGCCGCATTGCGAATGCGAACCTCCTGCTGTGTGCTATACCACTTGACCGGCAAGATCTGGTTACTCCTCAGGCGCATCAACAACCGAAACGGCACAGGTCTGCAAGGCACCCGAAATATCTTCCCCCATGATCTGACCAACCTTGAACCAAACGCCTTCAAGATTAATCAGGTCCTGAGGTTGAACCTTCGTCGTTTGCGCAGGGTCGACGACACCCTTGACCGAACCGAGCAGGACCGCGATCCTCGCGTCCGTATCCAACACTTCGTTGTTCGCTTTATAGAACTCCGAATGATTGGCCTTGAACCCTTCAAACGAATACTCGATCGGGTCGGTCTCGACCGGGTCACCCTTGTTGTCGAGACTCGACGATTGCGGACGACGAATGGTTCCGGCTTTCAACCTCCCGGCCCAATTTGCCGCCACACGATCTTTCATGGTGTCGAGGCGTGACATAATCAGCACACCAACACGGGGCCGCCGCGGTTCAGCCTGAGCAGCGTTAGATAACGCCGCCCATACTCCGTCGACTTCAACGAACTCGCACTCCCCGCACCATCACCGTAACCGAACGACACACCCGACGTATTGATCGACTCGGACGTGATGTTGGCCGGACGATCAGCGGCACCCGTTTCGGAAACGACGTAATGCGCGGCAAGGAACAGGATTGCCGGCTTCACATCTTCCTCATTCCAGCTTTCATCAACCATCCTTGCGGCTTCGGTGATGTTGTCTTGAATGTTCGACGAGTTCGCGAGCTTGGGGAAGCGCGCTTTGAACTCTTCGACCGTCGGGGCCGTGATCGCCATGACCGTTACTCCTTCGCGCGGGACTGGGCCTGGTGCACCGCGGGACCGGTCGCCTTCTCGTGTCGCAACCTTGCGAGCACGACGCGGGCCGCCGGATTGTCCTTGTGTTTCGCTTCATCCACGACCTTCGTGATGTGCCACCGGTCGCGCAGGGTCTTCTCGAGATCGAGGATGACTGCATCGTGCAGGTCGACCTCTTTCTCGTCACCGGCTTTGAACTCGACGATCTCACCGGTCAGGGTCGACAGGCGCGCTGCCTTCTTCCCTACATTCTTGACCACAACCTTCATCTCAATTCTCCGTTGCGATTGCGATTGAAGTCCCCTTGCTGCGGGGGCAACAAGGGGACCCGTTACGCGCGGTAATGACCGGGGAGTCAACCAAGTCGCTACCGCGGGCACCTCGTTGACGACTACTCGCCGGCTTCGCCTTCCCCGCCTTCGCCCTTGTCGTCGTCCTTCGCCTTGACGCGGGAACGGCCGCCCTTCTTGCGACGGGAGCCGCCACCCTTGCCCTTGTCGGACACAGGCTCGCCTTCACCGGGGAGCTGCTGCTCATTGCCGCCACCCGTGATCTTGACACGACCACCACGACCGGCTTTCGGTTTTTCGGACGGCGGCGCTTCAGCCGATCCCGAAATGCGAATACCGGACGTGCCTTCGCGGCCCGACAGTTCATCGTCACGGTCGATCTGCGCTTGCACGAAGTTCGCCGTGTTCTCGTCGAGGTCGAGTTCACGTTCCATGTTCACGCCGATGGTGACGGCGCGACCATGCTGGTCCAGGAACACTCGCGGGTTCTTGGACCGATTTTCGATCTTATACATCTTCGTCCTTTCTCAGCTAGGAATGAGTTGGCCTCGTTTGCAGGGTGGTGCCTTACGGCGCCGCCGAGACGCCGTCCGCGTAACGGATGGCACCCGGACGCCGCACTTCGACGCCACCAAGACGGAAGATGCCCGGCACGTCGAACACGAGCGGACCGGTCTGCCAGACCGGCAGGAACCGGTGCGGCATGGGCAGGTGGAACTTGATCACCTGCGGGTCGCGACGGTATGCGACCATACGTCCGACGCCGCCCGAGCCGGCCGACTCCAGACCACGCACCGCGCGGATCGTGAGGGGCTGGTTCGTCTGCAGCGTATAGACGTTGTATTTCTGAATCCACGACAGGAGGTTGCCCTCGATGCCCGACAGACGCGTCTGGGCAAGGTAGGTCAACACCGCATCGGGAAGCAGAACCGTGTCCGCCAGTTCCAGCCGATTGGTGGCCAGATACATGCCGGTCAGGATCGAATTGAAGTCCCGCAGGATCTTCGTCTCGTCCTTTGCCGACCAATACGGCACGGAACCCGTGCCGTCCGCCGTCAGGGTGATGACCGTCACGCCAGCGGCGTTGATAAGGCCGGTCCAGCCCTTGTCGGTTCGACCGCGGATGGCAACATCGTCCACGAACTCTTCGTAGGCGCGACGTGCAGCCCCGGCCTTGTCGTTCGTCAAGGGAACACCCAACTGCATTGCAGTCGCGAGTTCCTCGAGATTGTAGCGATAACCAATCGCCGCCATCTCGATGCCCTGCTCGAACTTCTCGCGGGTGATATCCGCCAGCGGGATATCCTTCGCATTCGCGTGGAACCAATCCGCGCGACCCGTCATGTCCTGCGAGAAGAACGTGACGGACTTGGCCCACTCGTTGCCCGACGTGTCCACGGGGACCAGTTCCGGATATTGGATGTCCGGATACTGGATCTTGTAGACCGTCGGTTCAACGATGGTCAACTGCTGAGTCAGGAACGACAGTGCGGCCTGCTGCGCGTCCTGAATGCTCATGCCAGCAAAAATCGGATGCATGAGTAGTTACTCCTTTCTTTGGTTGTCCCGTTGGCTGTTAGGCTGCGGGGATCGGGGCGCGCGGGATGCCGAGCGAGACCTTCGCGATCCCACCCGACGATGCGGCCGACTCGAACATCGCACCCGGAACCGGGCCAACATCCGTGTCGTCGTTCGTCAGTTCGCCGGTCGCCGTGTCGAAGTAGACGTAGTCACCGGCCGCCACGTTCGACGCGACCTTGACGAAAACTTCGCCTTGGTTGCAAACGGGCATGTTGTCATACTGACGGAACTTATCCACCGTCTCGCCTTCCTTGCGGACGATGGACTTGTCCTCGAGCGAGATGCCCAAGAACTTCGCGGGGTCCGAGCCGCCAAGGACCGCGCCCTTGTCGCCCGTGCCACGCGTAACCGCGAGACCGAACGCAATACCTGCGGCGGTTTCGCAAAGGCGGGTGATGGTGTTCCAGTTCACCATCGAAGCCGCCTGACCCGCACGGCCAATCGCAAGGCTCGTCGGGTAGGTAGTCTGAACAGCCATTGGCTTGTTCCTTTCCTTGTTGAAGTTAGCCTCTTCAAACCTCAACGCAGGGCGTCAACCCTGCGCTGTATTCATTGCGTCGGCTTTACCGACCCGCCGCCTCGCGCTCCGCCTGGCGCATCGCGGGGGACTTCCACGCGTCCGACAGGTTCTGGTTGCGGTCACGATAAGCCTGATCGGAACTCGCCGGCGCCGAACCAGGACGGTTCAGGCCGTTGGCGAACGCCTGAGCCGGCTTGCTGTCGTGCAGCTTCGACGGATCGACCTTGATATCCGCCGTCATCGACTCGAACGAGGCCGCGACCTGCGACTCGTTCCAGTCCTTCGCCTTGTCGCCCAGCTTGGCTTCGACCACCTGCTTCTTGATCTCGTCGATGGACTTGCCGTCCGTCACGAGCTTGTCGCCGAGAACCGAACGCGCCTTGTAGATGGCTTCCGCACGATCCTTGACCATCGCGTCGAGTTTCGCCGGAGTGATCTCGCCGTCCTTGACCTTCTGCTCGAGGGTCGTGACCTTCGCATCGGCCGCAGCCTTCTCGGTCGTGACCTTCGCCAGTTCGTCCTTGACGGTTTTGATTGCCGTCTCATGCGCGCTCGTCGCATTGGCGAGTGCGGTCTTGCCGTCCGTGATTTGGCCCTCGAGTTTCGCAATGTGCCGCTGAATGATCTCGGCGGAACGATCCTCGACCGTAACGGTGAGGCCATCAACAGTCATGGTGCGCGTCTTGAGCTCACTCATGTCGTCGTCTCCTTCTTCGCTTGTGTCGTCACCGATTTTCAACGAACTTCCACCCCGTGCCGCGGTGACGACAGCCACGTGGTTGACCTCAATGTTCTGCTGGACGGCATCATATTCTTCGCCGCCAGGAGCCACACCCTTCTCAACTTTCAGGTCACAGGTGTAGCCCACGCTGAGTTCCTTTTTCCCAGCGCGGTATTCACTGATGACGCCTGCATCCTGCAACGTCATCGGAACGCGAATGAACTCCCCATCCCTGAGGATGTCCTCGCCAATGCCACCGACGGCAAGCTGCCGCCAGTTTTTTGAGTTGACGGGGGACTTCGGATGATCGTTCGTGATGGCCTTGCCTGCGAACGTCGCAAGCGAGTCCTTCGCAAAGACCTGCTCGGGTGGACGATAAACCTTCACCCAGTCCTTGTCCTTCATGCCGACTTCGAACCCCCGGTAGAGTTGGATGCCTGTCCGCGCGACACGCGGGGTGCACACCAAATAACCGAGGGCTGTTTCTCGCACGGCCTGGTCTTTCGTCAGGTCGTCGAACGAGTAATTGTCCGTGAATGAGAACTTACCCATTGTCCTTACTCCTGATCGGCCGGCCTTAACCGATGCTCTTGATGATCCAATAGTCGCCACCGAAGTCCGGCGACCCGATGTAGTTTTCGGGCATGTAGCAATTCCCCTTGTCACCCCAATCCGTGTCCCATGAGTTGCGGACCTTGAAGTGCCCGGCCTTCTGACCATAGCCGATGACATACATGCAATGCCCACCGACCATGCCTTCATGTTTGAGATCGGGCATGGGGACCATGCCAGTCTTTTCCGTTTCCTTGGACTCGAACGAGTCGAACAGGGTCACGCCGATGACGACGGGGAACCCCATTGCGAGGGCCGTCTTGACAGCAACCGTGCCGACATTGACGCGCTCATAAGTCAACCCCTGATAGTCGAGCCCCGACGTGTAGACATGCGACGGCGGTTTTTCCTTGAACCGCGCAATGTCATACGGCCACAGGGCTTCATCACCGACGCCCAGCTTCTGCGCCGATTTGATACCGTCGCGGATTTCAGCGCCACTGTCCTCGTTGACCGTGCCTTCGATCCTGCGTTCATCGTAGTAGAGTTGAAGGCGTGACAACGGCACGTCCTTCTTCCCTGTTTTGATAAGCAGGTAGCGAAGCACACCCGTGATTGCGTGTGCCGTGCAGGCGCCGAGTTCGCGTTGGTTCATCACTGGCGGGCAGAATTGCTCGAGATCGACGGACGGCGGCAGCGGGATGTGCGGAGCCATGAACTTGTGGTCGCGGGGATCGCGTGTATCGCGGATCATCCCATACCAACGCTTGTCACGGAACCGCAGGGAGGAACTGTCAGCCATCGTCGTTGTCCTTTCTATTCGCGTTCAATCGGGTCGTAGCGATCATCACCGTATGGGATGAATGCGCAACGGCAATTCGGGTGCGCGGGGATCAGGGTCCGCGCGGTATCAATGTCATAGGGACCATCGTGCGAAATGTCCTCGCACTGTTCGCACACGTCATCATCACCCGCGGTCAGAACCTCGACAACCTCAGGCAGCGGCAGTGGCTTCTTCTTTCGGTCGTGAACCAATCGCGCGTCGTGGGTGTGCGGCGTCCCTCGCGACTCAGGGTCGATACCGACACGGCGTAACCCTTGGCCCTTGAAGTAATCCAACTTCGCATTGTTAAACGTCGCAACAACCGACGCATTGACCCACGAGTTGGTTCGGGTCAGGGCGATTGCCGTCACACGCGCGAGCAGCCATCGGTAGAGGACATTCGGTCCCACCTTGCCGAGCAGGGCCGTATAAACCATGCGAGAGCATTGCTGGACCGTCGCGTCCATGATGCCCTCAAGTTCGTGCTTGGCCTGTTGTGCATGCACACGCGCAACAAGCGACGTCTCGTCGAACATCGGTGGGTCGCGTTTGAGATCAGTCGCCGCTGCAACCAATCCCTTCTTGTATGCCTTCACAAGATTTTCAGCAATCCACTTTCCGTCACCGATGACCTGCGCGTAGACCGCGTTATTGAACCAGGTGGAGAACAATTGGGCCTTCTGATCGTCGGACAGCGGTTGCGACGCAAACAGTTTAAAGTGGGCCTTCAATGACGTTGACGCCGACTTCTGCAGCCCGAGCATGTCCTGTTCGACGACGACGATCCGAAGGAGGGTGCGAATGACGGCAATCCGTCGCTCGCCTTCCTGACGGAATGACCGACGAAGGCTGGTCGTCCCTGTCGGGTCGAACGACCGCTTCCTGTCGTCTATTTTAATCGTTGTCGGCATTCACTGGGTCTTCGAAGATCTCAGGGCCAAGGACAATTGCGCCCGTGTAAGGTTTGAGCGTCTCCGCGTCAATCTCCAGTTTGGACGCGTCTTTAATAAGGATTATGCGCGGCTCAAACTGAGGCTTGTCTTCCGGATACGGATTTGGAACGACCTGCGGTTCCGAGTAGTATTCATGCGCGGCACCGCTTCGCACCAAATCCTGATGACGATACTTCAACCGATTTGACGCAAACACGAGTGCGAGCGCCCTATCGGGGCACAGGTCGACGACGCGGGGTCCACCGCGGGGGATCGTGATGTTGCCATCCGCATCCTGGTTCCAGTCGTCGGTTCCCATCTTCATCCAATCGACCGGCAGCTTCGACTCGACCAACACGACGCGAAGCATGCCGTCGTCGATTGTGAGTCCTTGTTCGACAGCCCATGCCTTGACCGCATCGGCGTTGATGACCTCCCGATAGATGCGGAGCGGCCGCGCGTTCGCATCGGCTGCACGTGCATCCTGTTTCGGTTGCCGTCCACCCTTCACGACGCGAAGTTTGTTGTTCGGCGGGATGGGTTGGTTGGGATCGTTGGGATTGTTAGGATTGTTGTTCGGGTCGTTCGGGTTCTGGTTCGGATTGACCGGCGGCGGATTGTCGGGCTCCTCGAGAATTGGCGCTTCGTCCCCTTCCGCCTCTGCATCACGCAGCGCATCTTCCAGCCCGGGGTATGTCCCGTCTTCGATCAACTGGTTCTGACGTGCAGCAACCAACGCCGACACGGGGATCAGTCCGAGGTCGTGGTCGACCTTGACGATCTCCGACTTCTTCTTCGCGTTGTCGATCTTCTCCGTCTCCGTCAATTGCCAGAGCGGGTTCCAGTTGTAAAAAATACCTTCGGGATATGTGCCGAGCGCCGACCGAACGATGACCTCGTCAACCAACTGCATGGACGGCGTCAGTCGCAGCCGCTGATCGGACGAAATACGGTCGTAGTAGTTACGCGTGTCACCCGCACCCGTCGCGTTGAGTCCCTTCGGGTCCTGCGCAAGGAAACGGGTCGCAGGGATATCGACGGCGGCGGCACAGATCATCAGATACATCTGCAGAACTTCAGGCAGCGATGCGAACGATGTTTGATTGCGCAGCCATTCCTCTTCCTTGTCGAGGAGCAACGCATTGATGATCGACTTACCAGTCGACGCGAACTGAAAGCGTTTCGTGAGACGCTCCTGGCCTTCGACCGTCGTGACCGTTTCGGCAAAGTCCGGGACGCGAATGATATCCAACCGCGCATCTGCAATCATCGTCGCAATACTGCCCGACACGGTCCCCGCGTTCTTGATCGCCTGCATGATCGAATAGAGGACGCTGTCACCCCACACGTTGTTTGTCTCGACAGGATCGGGACGGTCGTTACCGATAAAGGGGATGACCCGTGACGGGTGCATCTTGATCCCTTCGGTTTGACCACGCGTCGTCGTGATCTTGCGCTCGTAATAGGACGGCTGCCCATACCACTCCGACTCAACGTCGGTGATAATGTCACCCGTGTTGAGTTCCGTGCAGGAGATCACGTGGATGAACTTCAGATCACCCTGCTTGATTTTCGCCGGCTCGAGAGGCTCCTCCGCGTTCGCATCGTTGACACCGAGGATGAGAGCGCACCCACCGAACAACCGAGCCTTCGACAGTGACGACTGGGTCTTTGAAACCAACCGGAGTTTCTTCTCCAGTTCCTCAATCTTCGTAATGTCGTCCTTGTCCGCCTGCCACGACCGCCACTCGCGTGTTGCGTCATAGGGGATAATGTCGATTGCCTTCCGCGTGATCCAATCGCCGCGGTAGGCATTGACCAACTCATCCTTCTGCAACATCGGTGCAAGGAATGTCGCGGCCATGAGTTTGTCTTTGCCAGCGACACCCAGCCCCGACATGAAGTTTGCGAGGCTATCGAGCATCCAGTGACCCATGCGGGTTGACCTTACAGGACCGTTCATTGATCGCTACTCCGCATAGTGCGCAACGTGTTCAGTTGCTGTTCGAGTTTGTCGCGCGTGAACTCGAGTTCACGTCGCTGCTTTTGGATCAGGTCGCGCGACGCCGGGTCGTTCGTCTTGCGCAACTCCAACTCCCATTTGGCGAGGGCGTCCTTCGTTTGCGCGAGTTTGCCCTCCGCACTTTCGACCTGCAGATCGCGCACGGCCTTCCCCGTGTTGTCGAATGCGATCTTGAGTGGACCGAACTTCAACTCGACGAACGACCGCGTGGCAGGGTAGGGAAGCCCTGACGCTTCATACCCCGCGTTGATCGCCGTGATTGCACCAATGATCGCCGCGAACCCAATCAAGAACTTGACCAGAGGCGACCGATCAGTGAACCACGACGTTTTGCTATTCTTGCCCATGCGCCATCTCTCTTTTCGGGATGCAGTTCACGTAGTCATCCGACAACGCAAACAACACTCGTTCCGTTCGTGACAACCCCTGCAATGAAACAGGCTCGATGCGCAAACGGTATTTGAGTTCAACCAATCTGTTGTAGTCGCCAACCTGGCAACCCTGCGGAAGCATCGAAGCCGAGATCATGTGACGGGGTGCAATTGCGACCCTCGACCGACGAGTGCTGTCGGCAACGGCAACGGACGTCACGACCGACGCGACAGTTGCAATACCAATCAATGAAACTTCAACCTTCGTCGTCATAGACGGGCTCCACATATTCCCCCACCGCGCGCGGATAGCCTTCATTCAAGGCAGCGAGGAGAGCGGCCTTAATTGCACCCCTGTTTGAGTGCATGACGCCCGCTTCCCGCATGTTACCAATTGGGAACATCGCAATGATTGCCGGACCGACCTTGACGATGACGGTCATCTGGTGCGGCTTTAACTGATCGTGCGGTCGCGATGATTTTGGCGCGAACAATACAAGGTTGTCCTTGCGGCGGCCGACCCTGCGACCAGCCTTCTTCATCTTGTCACGACGTTTCCTGTTCATGGAGTTTCAGACCCAACCGTATGACGAGTCGTAGTTGCCACCCGCAACGAGTTTGTTGAACGCGCCGCTCGCTGCGTCCACCTTGTCCTTGCGCGGGCCGTTCGGGAATACCTCATGCTCGTCCATGAAACCCTGCACCCATTCGGCACCAAGCAGCAGCGCGACGTTCTTCCCCTGCACCTGTGCCGAATATGGTTCAGCCCGCACTTCCTTCGCACCAGTGACCTTGTCGGCCTTGATGCGATACCCCGCGTTACTGCGAATGGTGTTCTCCGCCGACTCCTTGCCACCCGACCCCGGCTCCTGTTCGACATAGGTCACGGTTGAGAACTCGGCGTTATCCTGTTTGAGCGTTTGCGAGATACGGTCTTCCCGTCGCAACGCTCCCCATTGACCGGCCCGCACATCCGACACGAAGAACGTCTTGTCCTTCAACTTGTGAATGCGAACGCCGCATGTGAACGCACCACCATCCTCCGTCCCCGCCTTATCCCAATACCGAACCGTCGCAACGATATCCGAACGCGCGGGCATTGGTTTCAGTTGGAAGCTCTCAATCGGGAACATTCCGCCGCCTTGAATGATCGGGTTCTGTTGATACACAGCCTCCCAACCAGCAATGGTCATGATGTGACGACGCTCGAGGAGGAACTCGATCGTCTTGTGCTCGGGGAACAAGGCGTCACCAGCCTTGCGATATTCCTCGTCCTGTGTTGCGACCGCTTTGAATGCGACAACCTCTGTCGTCGGGAACTTCGCAATGAACCGACCTGCGGGGTCGTCGAGATGCCACCGCGTCATCGTCAGTAGCATCGCGGCTTCATCTGAGAAGCGACCGAAGAAATCGTCCGTCAACCATCCCCACACCTTGTCTCGCACGAGTTTCGACATGGCCTCAGCCCGACCCTTGATCGGATCGTCGATCTCGCCAAGGTCAAGACCAAACCCGTTGATCGCACCATTGACCGTCGTGTTGCGGAACGAACCCCTGTGCCCGACATACTCAATCAATTCCGAATTGAGTTTGTAAGGCAGGGTGGTCTGCCCCTCGTTGACGCGCGTCTTGTAGAAGATTTGCTTGAACGCCTCCGACAGATAGATGCGTTGCAATTCGGCATTCGTGCGCGTTCCGAGTTCGTCGGAGTATGACGTGAACAGTGCACGGATATCGGGGTTCTTCCCTGCGCACCACGACGTGAAGTCCGTAACCATCTTGGACTTACCGTGTTGAGGAGGCGCACCGAAAATCATGCGAGGGCGCTCCTTCGCCTTGAAGCGAAGGTAGAACTCCTGCAACTTCATCGAGCAGTAGTCCTGCCACCAACCTTTGATGAAGTTCGGATTTATAAGTTGGCGATAGGTCCAAAAGTCTTCCCGCGCCTTCGCATACAGCAACCGCATCGCATTATCGACATGCTCGCGGGTCTTCTTGTCCGCCGTGTAGTGCTGTTTGCCTGCGGCACCCGGCACCATGCGCAGGGCTGCTGGTTTCTTCTTGCGTGGGTTCGCATCCGCATCGTCAATAATGCGGACACGTTCCCTGCGGTTTGTCGCGGTGCCGTGCATCAGTCGATGATCTCTACGCGTTGAATTGTGTAGCCGATGAACTTCGGCTCTTTACCCTTCATGTCAAACTTCGATGCGACGAGGAAGGGCTTGTCGTCGTCGAACTGAAACCAATGCAACACGGCGTTAACCATACGCTTCCAGTAGGGGCGGTGGACCCAACGACCATCAATCTTTTCCAGGCGACGTGTCACGTTACTTCTTCGGGTTGATCTTGCCTGTGAACATCGTGCGCGCTTCTTCATCAGTTCCGCGCTCGAATATCGTGTAGGGATCGTTGCCCGGCCCATGATGTGGTGCATACGGACGCAACTTACCCAGCTTGAAGAACTCCGCGCACTCGTGCGTCTCGACAGCCAGGTATTGGTTGAACAGCCACCGCCGCCATGACTGTTCGTTGTATGACGCGGGCGGCACGGGCATGTAGTGGTTGACGCGATAGGTCTCACCGCGTTCCGGATGGTAGCTGTCATAACCGCATGACGTGATGATTAGCGTCAACCCTTTCGACCCCTGCCCGCGGTCGATGTCCTGCAATCGGCAGGTCCACCCGGGACGATACACCAGTTCCTCGACCATTTTTGCGAGGGCGGTGGGGAATGGGGCTTCGTTCGTGTTGAGGTTGTCCGTGTTCATCCGATGACTCCGTGTCGATAGGCAATAAAGAACAGGTAGGCCGCCATTGCGAACGTGCCGGCCCAAATGATCGTCCACTGATCGAACTTCACTGCTGACTCCATTTGAAAACGTATTCGATCAGATCGGCGAGCGGCATGACGACCAACGCAAGGAAGATCATACCGAACATGAATGCACATCCCCGCGCCATCTTCCCTTGCGGTGTGCGGTCGCCGTCATCGCGTGACGCATCGAAGCAGAGGTAGGAAAGATACGCGAATATCAACCATCCGCCGACAATCAACGCGAAGATGAGGAGGGACTTCACGGTGCGAATGCCTTACCGTCACGCGCGATGAACTGCGACATGGTTAGCATGTCGAACCGATTTGCGTTGACGCGCGTTGCGATCTCATCCGCGAATGCGTTGAACGTCGCAGGGAGCACGTCGGTATCGGAGACGTTGTGCGCAAACAAGCAAATGGTGTGACCCCTTTTCTCTACCGCATCGAGGCGCGTTTGGAACGCGGCGAGATCGGCAAACGAATTGAGGCTGTAAACCGGGAACACCAATCCCATGTCCCCCAACCCCATGCGTGTGTAACGTGTTCCGTTCGCTGTCAACCGACCGAACTTGTATCCGGCGGCTTTCAACGCGGCCTGCAACTTACCCGTATGGAACGGACCCGACGTGTCGGTAAACGACATGGGGGTTGTTCCTGCGGGAATGTTTGCGGACAATGTGAGATGCGTAGCATCGGTGACAGCCAACACCGTCGTGTCGGGGACAGCAGGAACGGTCGGCCCTGCAACTTCGCGTCCCACCGTGATGCCTGTAGTCGATGCCATCGTGACGACATTCGACCCATCTGCCGTCACGGCTGCCACCTGCACCTTGTTGCCCGCAACACGTGCGACACCATTCGGGTAGCAGAAGCAATCCAATCCTCGACGGAACCCGCGGTCGGACAACCATGTCTTGATCGTTTCGATATCCGCGACGGCCGCCGCCGCATCCGTTGCGGACGACATGGGGTTATCGGTTGACGTGCCATTGGGACAGATATCCCATCCCGCATCGTAGAGCTCCTTCAACATGGCAACGGTCATGTGGAAGTCGCCACCAAGCACGTCACCCGATGGTCCGTCACCCGCAACGAAGCACGATGCCTTCAATCCCAACGATTTGAGTTTGGGCAACACGGATTGGTAAACGCCGAGATACGCATTGTCGAACGTCAGGAGAATGGTCGGCCGACCAATCGCATTTCGATACCATCGCTCGACCGATGTGACCTCAGCCTTTGGTGCCGACGATGTGTTCTGCAATCGCAAATCAATCTGACTGACACCCGAGGGATGCCCCGATAAATCGGAGATATCGAATGACGACCAGAACTTACCCACGTTCACGTCGGAGATGGTTGGGTTTGTCACACCCGATGCACCACGGTATGTCCCACCAACACCAATGCGTGTGTCCGCTGCCGTCACGTTTTGATACTCGGGATCGTTCCCCAGGTTCAGCAAGATTGCCTGCACCCCCATGTCGGCTTTATCGACCGACCCGACATTCGTCTTGGTTGCCAACCCCGCATTCGTGCCGTCACCGACACCAACCAATCCCGTCACGTCGAACGGCACGGGGCGGGGTAGGCTGTAGCGCCGGCTGGCTTTCAACCGACGCGCAGCCTTGACTGCCGTGATGGTGTGCAGACTGTGCATCAACCAGCGTTCTCCACATCGAGTTGACATTGGAACGATTGCGCGACGTTCCCCGGGTTCCATCCGACCGATCCCTCGACGCGGATCAGTCCGTTGAGTTTCGGTCGCGCAATTGCGGGACTCCCCTGCGTCAACGCGTCAAGGTTGAATGACGCATAAGGGCGGGTGGCGAGACCGACGGTTTGATATCCGACGCCACCATCCACAGGGTCCCAGCCCGTCGGGTCGAACCGAAACACGCCGACCAACTGTTGCAGCATCGCTTCCGTGAACGTCAGTGCCGCGTTGTCGGCGGGATACGCGTTCCCTGCGAACGGGATGTCCGTGACACCACGGAACAAATACAGACCCAATGACAGGTTTGCCGTCACGAGATTCCCTGAGGCGGCGGCAATCGTCATCCGCGCACCCGTGACCCTGCCCTGAAAGTTAACGCCACCCGCAACGTCGAACACCATTGGTGCTGCGGGGTTGGGCATCACCGCATCCTTCTGCGCGTATTGTGTTGCGTCAGCCGCACGTGTGAACGCGGCGACAACTCGTGGTAGAACTTCCATTTGGTTTATCCTTCGTGTTGGTGGAGCACCATAACGGGTGCGAGGATTGGTGCTGACAAGGCCATGACCTCGCACCCCGCGGTTCTTAGCCGCCTGTCATGGTGGGCCTCCTACTTAACCCGCTCCCCGTTGATACGCATCTCGCTAACCTTCGCCCCGCTCTGCTCGAGGAACCGACGCAGCCCTGCCGCGAGTTCTTCCTTCGCAGGGGTCACATGGTCGATACTGTATGTCGTGACAACATCGTGCGGGTCGAGTTCGAACCGTTGACCATGGTATGACCCCATGATGCTCACAGGCTTTGGTGTGTAAACGCCACCATGCGAGAATTGCGGACGTGAACCGAACAATCGGTCGAAAGCTTTGCGGATGATATCCTTCATAGCGCTAACTCCGTTGCGCGTTTCGCGAGCCAGCGCCATAACCGCGCTGCCTGCGTTCCATACCTAGATCGACGACGACACCTGTGGTAAGCGGCGCGTTTCCTGCGCGGGATTGCCGACCAATGACGTTGGCATATCCATTCAGTATCGTGTCCAAGGTTACGTCTTGTAAACCGATTGCAGAAGGGAATGATGCAATGATGCGTCGTGGAAGTTCGGCTTGACACATTGCGCATTGGCATTCGTCACCTGAGTCGCGCATCTCATCCCACCAAAAGTTTGACAACGCTAAACCGTTGTGCGAATGATGGTGCATGAACAACGGTAGCGGAAAATGTTTTGCATGTGACAAACGGTTGGGGAAGAACCCCGCCCTTGTCGATACACGCGACGACCAGACCGTCTACGTCGGGACGGAATGTTTCAAAAAGGTTAAGGCCGCAGGAAATCAGGGCTGGCAGCCACCGAAGGGTGGGCCGCGGTTGTTCCTGTGTAAGCCGACGCAGTAGCGTCATCGGTCAGCCCACCTTCCCAAAATCAGTCTTGCGAGATCGCGTTCGGTCAGCTTCCAATCGGGGTTGGGCTTACAGAACTTCACAACCTTCCAGCCTTCCCAATTCTTGTCCGACCGCACGATCAACCCGCAACCTTCCGGCACCTCCGCATTGTCGATCAACCCGACAGGGCATGCGAAATAGAACCGATGCGCATACCGCATGTGGTGACGCCACTTCTCAGTCCTGAGTTCCGACAGGAAGTCACCACGTTTAACCTTGACCTCGAACACCCACGGCCTGAACCGTTGGACTGTGAGGGTCGGCACGATTGCGAACACGTCGGGTCGCTGTTCACCCTTACCATTCGTCGGGGATGCGAACGTGACGTTCTCCCAACTGATGCGCTGATACCGCCGCTTTAGATAGAGTGCGAGGTCGTGTGCTAACCCGTCATGCGTGAACTCACGACATGACTCGGTAGGTGTTGCCCGCATGTATGATCGACCGATGTTCTTCCTGATCGTGCGCTCGACCTGAGGCATCAAATCGGTTACCGCGTTGCGAAGGAAAGCCACAACCAAATCCCTTGGGGTGATAGAATAAGGGCGACACCATTCCAGGTGCCGCCCCTTGTTGGTTTAGAGCAACCCGTTCGCCGTTGCGTAGGCGATCATGTTCGGGTCGGTCAGACCCTTGCACGCTGACGCATAAGCATTGGTGAAGATCGGGTTCGCACCGTCACCCAGCTTCCGCTGCTCCGCACGATACGCCAACCGTGCGACCTCGATGGTCTGCGGATTGTCCTTGCACATGAAGAACGACACGACGAGTGCCGGCCAGGCGATCGGACACGATGCACCGAACGTCGCCGCCTCCATGGGTGTCAGCTGACGCGGGTCGGCCGAATGCGGTCCCTTGATATAGGCGCCGATCATCTCACCTGCTGCTCCTGCACCACACATGGCGAGAACCGCAACGCCGACCTTGGGGGTTTCCGCATGATGCGACGGCGACGGTTTCGCAGCCCCGCCACCACCACCCCCACCACCACCCCCACCACCACCCCCACCACCACCACCACCGGGGAACCCGAGGGCGCGGCAGTGCGGATTGAACAGGGCAGCGAGGAACGGAATGGCATGACCCGCCGGGTTGAAGCAGACGCCACCAACCAGCGACCAACCCGCCGCGTGGGCCGGGACGGTGTAACCCGCGCCGCACAATGCGAACGCGGCAACCGCAATCGAACACAACAGCTTCTTCATCTTGCGCTCCATGTAAACCGTCGCCACCATGGCAACGGGTATCAAACTAACATACTGCGATAAACCAAAAAGGTGTGCGGTAGGACCGGTGCACGGAGTAGGGAGGTGATACCAAGGAGGAGAACCTGCACCGTTGCGGAATGCATCCTACCGCACACAAATATGGTAAGTGTGGTCGGGGTGTTGCGACGCATATTGCTCCGTCACCCACTGACCCGTGATTGCCGACTTGAAACCGTGGTAACGGCAACCGGGTCTGTCCCTGTGAACCATGGGGAGCCAATTACCCTGCGCGTCACGCGACGGTTTATCGCGCATATCGAGGTCGGCCGAATACGCGTAGTAGAACCCACCAGCCACAACCGCAATGATGGCGATGATCCCGACCTTGAATGCCTGTCCACGTCGTGCCGTCATTTCCGTGCTCCCTTATCCTCGATGCGCTTCGCCGCCGTCTGGAGCTTCTGCGCAAACATTGATCGGGTCAGACTATCGACCAGACCAACACTGATCCCCTTGTCTTTGAGGGACCGCGAAATGTCCTCGACCGTTTCGTAATCGTCGGGTGCATCCTCGTTCCCCTTTGTGATCTGCGAGGGGAGGATCTTCGCCAACAACTGGCAAAACGATTTGGTGTCGGTTTGCGCGACATGCCGCAAATAACCAACCAACCCATCCCGCCCCATTTCATCACCCGACGGCCACCGCCACCCGACGATCTCCTGCTTACCCTTGATCTTCTTGATGATGGGAACGGGCTGCCCCGATTGTTCGGCGGCAAGGAGGGTGGCCTCCTTGATAAGGCGGGTGATCTTGTTCGGGGTTCCTGCCGGGCGCCCATTGTTCTCACGACCGTCACCCTTGCGATACGGACGCAGGTTCCGGTTGGTCGCACGTTCGGGCGGGATGATTTCAACCCGCGGTTGACGTTGTGTTGCTGTCCGTGACATTACGCGATCCTTGTCTTGCTTGTAACCATCCTGCCCGCGTCGACCATCGCGGCGGCAGGGACACACTCATGTGAGTGATACATCAACTTTGCGATGTGAATGCGTGGACGTCCCATCCCCAACTCTTTCCCGCATCCCGCACACCTGCGCCAGCCAAGCATGGTTGCGAGTGCGTGTTCAAACTTTTGCACATCCAATCTTGCGGATAGCCCACCGGACGCAGCACGGGGTTGGACCACATCTTCCCGTTCTGTGCAATCACCATCCATGTTTTTTAATTCCGTGTCCACGACCCATAACCGTCACGACGGACTGTCCTGATGAACGCACAACCGTGGAACGGCCAACCCGATAACCAACTCGCCGTTCTGCACATCCATGCTAACAACCCTGCATTGCATGTTCCCTATGTCAACACGTGCAAAGGGGTGAAGGGTGGCGAGGTCGATACGTGCTTCCATGCCTTCCCTCATGTGCAGGGTTATGTCGGGGGTTTCGGCATACAGGTTTGCCAATCCCCCTCCATGCTTGTCTGGTTCAAACTGTGCCATAATGGGGGATGCTACTTCACGACCTCGAACGTCAGCTTGTCCCCTACGATTTTGGGACGAACCTTCATCCCTGCTGACGCATAAATGCGCTGAACTTCCTTAACCATCGTCTTGATGATGGTTTTGGCCGCCTCTTTGTCGCCCCGTTCGTTTGCTTTCTTCGCCGCATGACCATGCTTGAACATGGTTTCCTGCGCGAGTTTACCCCATGGCGAGAGATGCAACCGTTGGTCGTCGTTTCGTTTGTCGAGCAGAACCGAAGCCTGCATGACGACGGGTGCTGTTGCGTAGGTCATGATACCACAACCTTGTTGTCAACGAGAACCAGCACGGGAGGTTCCGGCAACACCGTGAACTTGATTGGTTTTGGTATGGGGTGGTCATTCACCGACACGAGTGTGGGGCCTGTGAAATAGTCCCTGACGGTTTTCCGCGCCTTGCGCTCTTCCTGTCTTTCCCTGCGACGTGCCACCCTGCGCTCATGCCGGTTGTTTGCGCAATCGCTGTCACGCTTGTCCCGTGACGCGAGGGCCTTGCGTTCGGATTTGTGTTTGTCCTGCGCATCGCGTTCGAGTTGGATTTTCATCTCGTCGATCACGGCGCGCTCTTCCTGCTTGGATTTGTATTCTTGCATGATGGCGACTCCATTTGTGATTGGTTGGGGAAGCAGGGGGTTCGATCACTTGGGTCGACGAAGGTCTAACGCATGACACCTGACAGCTAACCGACGTTAGTTCGTGAGGTTGTCCGCTCTGTCATCCCGACCGCGGCACCCTAACGTCGATCCAATTGCGTTGACCTTGTGATCTCGCCCTGCCTGCTTCCCCGGAGAAACATGCTCATGCAAACGAACCGATCAAAGAACTTTTGCATCGCGCACCATGATCGACACACCAACCGACACCCTTGCTTGGCAGCTAGACGACGGTTCGATTATCGACAGGTGAACGGGAGACCTTAGATCGTTTCGCAGGCGATCAGATGTCTTCCGAACACGCTTCCCAAACTTTTATAAATCGGGGATGCTTCCGCAGGTCACGCCATCCCATGTGTCTGGAACAGCATGAACCTATCCGCTGGTCGTGTAAAGGACGCTGCCCGTCAAGCGGTCGCCGTCACCGCTTGAATGTCCTTTGCTTTCAACCACACGGGGGTCTGACGACCGAAGATGTCGTCGAGCAAGGCCTTGACCCTGTCCCTTGCTCCGTAGTGAACAAACTTGCCGGTCTTCCCTGCGAGAGGACCCTTGCCTCGAACTTTCACAGGGTCGCCGTTGATGAACGTGTAGCGTGTCGGGGATTGTCCGGGCAGGACGATCAACCCATGTTTGTTTTCCAACTTGCGAAGGATTTGTAACTGATTGAAAAGTTTGCGACGTGCGCGGCGCTCTTGCCAGATCACTTCCTGGATGCCGTCACAGCCAGCCAACCATTCGATTGGCGTCCGCATCGACCTCGACACGACAAACAAATAACCCGGCAGAAGCAACCGCCGGGTTCTGGTCTTGTCGTCGAAGTATCGCGGGAGGTAGGTCTCGATCCCCTGTTGACCGAACGCGCGCACGTCGGTCGCCGCCTTGAGTTCGGCTCCCGGGTTCGTCATCGCTACCACGCATGTCGTCATGGTGCCGGACTACAGTGATTTGATCTTATCGCACAATCCCCCGATTAGACAGGTGTTCCACCTGCCTCCTAGAGCCTCCAGGATCGTTTTTGAGGGCTGTTGCCGTTTTGGGGGTATCATGGGTAGGGGGAGGCTCCTAAAACGCGGGAAAACCCGCTTACTTTGAAGATACCAGCGTGTTCAAAACGACCCGGGGTGCGAGTCCTTCTGCGCACGTCGCATGACCTTTCGGGTAATCAAACCCCGTTTCGTCGCACGTGCTCCATACTGCGTCAGGGTTGATGATCTCTTCTTGTCCGCAAAGACACGAACCTCGAATGTCGACCAACGTGAACCGCACTTATCACATCGTCGTCGCCGTCTCAGTGGTTTGCTGTCTGATCGTCGTGAGTCGAGGACTGTGCTTTCACCGCCACAGTTTGGACACGTGTCACTTCCCCGCATTTGACCTCACCCTCTTTTCGCGTGGCACCCAAATCTTGAACAGACCACAGCCCGGACATTTCTTCTGCTTGTGCGTCCTCCCCTGCTTCCTCGCCCACGCATGCCACTCGATATAGCCTTCGGGTTCCGTCGGGTCTTTCGTGTGCAGTTTCTTTTTCGGACAGATGCTGTCGTCAACGCGGGGTGCCACGGAAGCCTCCCTCAGGTTTGACATGAGACCATTCCGAACGTAACTGGTCCCAATATCGGCGCATCTGACCTTCGACCTCACGCCGCATCATGTCGGAATAGACCATGTAGCGAAGATGGTCGATGCTGTCCTGGATCGTCATCCCCTCTTTCGCTGACGCAAGCATAACGAGCGACACACCGATTGCAAACACCTCTGCCGTCGAACATCCAGGCTTCTGCAACGTCGCCACGATGTCTTCACGCGTCCCGATCAAATCCGACATTACCGAACCTCCTTAATGTAAGACCCTTGGTCATCACGCTCGACAATTGTTGTCGTCGTGAACTTCGATGACTCGACGGCAACATGGTCAACATAGAAAATTGATTTGTTCTGCGACCGCGCTCTGTCGGACAGGTAGTCGATCAGGTCGTCAACCCCTTCCGACGACAAATGCTGCGTTGGTTCATCCAGCACCTCGATATTCGTGCGCGCGTTCGCATGAGCGAGGAGGACTTCCGACAATGCGAGGGCGCCGACGATGCGCAGCCGTTGCGCTTCCCCTCCCGACCACGACTCCCATTTGACCTTGCCCTTGCTCGAGGGCGACGCAATGTAGATCGACAAACCATGCGACACGTTACCGCGTTTGGTTTCTTTCTCCATCAGATACGATACGCGCCAGTTAACTAACCCGGCTTCGTCGAGCATGGAGTTCGTGACGATCTCCAATTCTTGAAGAAGCTCCTCAAGCACGAACAACCGAACGTCCTTGAACGCTTTGGTCCAGAACTTCGTGCGGGATAGTTTGCGCTCGATTGCCGCAATGTCATCACGCGCATTGTCGGAATTGGTTTGCGCTGTCTTTAACTTCTTCCCCACAACGCGCAATGTCTCGTCATGCGGGTTGGTAGCGGCTTCATCCGTCTTAGTCTTGGACCTGCTCCCCGACAGTTCGGCTTTGATGCGCGCGATCTCCGGCGCTTGCAGTTCCATTGCTGACCGCGAGTCGTCGGCCTGCTTCTGATAATCTTTCGACGTGTCGAACAGCCGCTTCGCCGTTTTGCGTTTCTTCTCTGCGTCCTTCAATGCGGTATTGAACTGCTTCTCAATCACCCGGCCTTCGTCGAGTAATCCCTTCAACTTAGCCGCCAACTCAGCGATATGTTCTTCACGCGATGCCTTGCGCAATACCGTTCCACACGCAGGGCACTTCTTGGCCTTCGCCGCGTCCTTAACGGCACCACGTGCATCGTCGATTTGCGTTGTCAGTGATCGAGACCGCTCCTCGAACTTTGCGAGTTCCGCATCGGCCTCACTCAGTTCCTTTTCCGCCGTCCGAATGTCGGCAAACAATCCACGAAGGTTTACCTCCGCGTTCTCGTTCTTCAACGTCGCGTCACCATGGAGTTTCTCCGCACGATCAAGATCACGTTGCAGGTTCTTCCTGCGCGACTGTTCATCCTTAATGCGTTCCTGCTGCTCCTCGTCCCATTGGTCACGCTTCGCCTTCGTATCGTCACGCAAGGCTCCCAGTTCTTTTACCGTTCGTTCGAACCCTGCGAGTTCACCCTCGAGATGCGTCACGTCACGCGACAGCAGTTTGACCCGGTCCCCTGCGAACGAGGCTCGGTCTTCCCATCGTTCGAGTGCAAGGGCGTCGGAGAACAGGTCCATCTTGTCCTTAGGTTGCAGATCGAAGAACAACGGCCGACCCTGCCCAAGGATGACGGCATTGGTAAAGACCTCGAACCCCATCCCGATCAATCGACCCGGCTCGTCGGTGTCAACTGTTTTGCCGTCGATCTCCACACGATTTGGTTTGATGCCGCGCAGCACCTTGTGCTCTTTGCCGTCGATTGAAACGAACACGACGACGCGCGTCTTGACCCCCTTCTTCGCTTCCCATGGTTCCACGTCGGGGTTGCGCAATCGCGCGGGTGTCTGCCCATACAGGCACCAGCACAGCGCATCCCAAATCGACGACTTACCGACACCGTTTGCACCAAGACGCTGGTAGCGTTTGTTGCGCCCGCGGATGAAGTGGAGCCCGCGACCATACTCGTCAATGATGAACGAGTGCGAACCATCGAACGACTTGAAGTCCGTTATCTTGATCTCGTCGAACCGAACCCTCACTTTGACTTCTCCATGAGGAACAGACCCGTCTTCAAGATCGCATCGTCGATCTGCCGCCTGTCGGCAAACTCGCGCATCACCTGCTTGTCAGTTTTGCGCGACGTGATCGAACGCAGGGGCTTCGCATCCTTGCTGTCGTCCTTGATTAGATCGGGGACCACACTGTAGGGAATGCACTTATATTTTCGCGCCCAGTCCTCAAGACCCTTCTTGATCTCCGACCATTGGTCGAGATGCTTCTGCCGAATGCGAACCTTGATCTTAAGGATATCACCCTCGCACGTGTCTTTCAGATCGACCCATGGTTTGGGTCCGGCCTCTGCGTAGATCAGAACCTTCTGCGGACCCCGGCAATCAATCGACTCCATCCCATTCTCGTTGACGAGCAGCACGCGGGGTTCGTAGTCGTCACCGAAGTCAACGGTGTAGGGAGCACCAACGTATGTCACGCAATCAACCTTTTGCGGCTTGTGAATGTCACCACTGATGACCCGCGCTTCTGCGTCGAACCACGACGTGTCGACCCCATGCTCCATCTTGTGACCCGACTCCGACACAGCTCCTCTGAATGCGTCGTGCGCAAACACCCAATCCGTATCTCGACTGATCTCCCTGTAGTCCTTCTTCGTGTAGTGCCGACTGTGCGGCATGAACCCGACACGACCCAACCCCTTTATCGTCGTGACGACAGGCTGGGTTATGAACCGAATGTTCTTGATGTGGCGAAGGAAATGAAAGAAGGGCAGGTCCTCGATGCGGTAGTCA